ATTACTAATTACTATGTAGAAAATGGAGAAGTAATTGTAGATGATGACAGTTTTGATGGAGAAGATTTAGTTGATTTAGTAGAAGAAGCATTTGGATTAGAGGTAGGTAGTGAAAACTTTGACTGGTGGGAAGTATATTCTGTCAAGAAAGGGAACTATGCTGGAGAAGAATGGGAACCTCAACAGTATGCTGATGAAGTAGTATATCAATACTTTGATGATGGGAGGCTGGAATTACTATGACGCAGTATCAAAAATTAATCGAAAGAAAAAGAAAGTTGCTGGCTGCTGAGAAGTGGGCAGAAGGAGTTGATACATTACACTCTCATAGTCTTAATTCTATGTGGTATGAACCATACCCTGATGTAGAGAAATCTAATAAAGTATTAGATATTATCTATAATAGTGGAAGAATTACTAGAGATAGTGTAGAAATTGTATCAGTTCAATTGAAAGGCGATGCATTGATAGATGCTTGGGAACAAGCTACTCATAATCAATGTGTTTGTGGAGAACAAAACTGTGAGGACGAGTATACTCACACAACACACGGATATTAGTATGAAAATGAATACAACTATGATTGAAATGGATTATGAAAACCATATTAACGAAGAACTCACACACAATCAGGCTATAGGAAGAATAGCAAGGGAATGGGGAATGACACCAGAAGAAGTTCAAAATATAATTAATCCTTTTCTACACAAGATGAACGACATAGACCATACAGGTGATTTAGGAGATATAATATGAGTATAAATTATACGCAAGAACAAGTAGAACATATGATAGAAGCTTATACTAGAAATCCAAATAGAGAAACAGTAGAAAATCTAGCAGAGGATTTAGACAAGAGTATAAAATCTATAATAGGAAAGCTCAGTAGAGAGGGCGTCTACAAAAAGACTGTCTACAAAACAAAAACAGGCGAAGACCCTGAAACTAAAAAAGAGATAGTGCAAGAACTAGCAGAAAGACTAGAAGTAAGTTATGAAGCTATAGCGGGGTTGGAGAAATCTCCCAAAGCTGCACTGAAGATACTAAGGAGTGCAATATGACTGCTTGGAATCAAAGAATAGTAGAACTTCTCGAGACTACTCGAAAAACAAAAGAGGTTATCTCCCAGCGTGGAGCATACTTCTATGTCGAGAAAGAACCACGACTTCACCCAGAACTAGGAATGATTGTGACATTGTTCGATGAAGATGGGTATCGTTTTACCACGAGTGTGAAGAACATTCGTGTTCCACAACTGAAGGACTGAGCGGGGTTACAAAGACTCCGCAAAAGTCTTTATCACTAAGAAACTAGGAACAAATTAAGAATATACGCATATAATTTGCATATGATTATGTATGGTCATTACAATTCATAAGTAAAAAATATATCGCGAATTGGACGCAATTGTAGTAAATTTGTTTTTGAAGTTGAAATTGTGAAGAAGTAAAGGTTAATCTCTTTACTTTTCATGGGTGATGATATAACAGAGTAGTTATATCGTTAACTCTCTCGCTAAATAATTTCAATTACAAGGTAAGCTCTTTCACTTACGCTACAGAGCTTTCTTGAGATGTAATCTCATTATAAGCGAGATTAACGAGAAGAACGATAAATTATTAATTTTCTTAATTATCATTTTTTATGATATTATTATACCATAAGTTTATCAAAAATGCAAGAATTGTTTTTCGTAGGGGTATGATTTTGTGGTTAGAAGTAAGATAGATGTATGAGAAAATATTTTATTTTTGTAATTTAAGTAATAAAAAATCTTTATTTTCTTCGTTTGAGGTGTTTCCGATAGTCGCTCCAGTAGGAGTGTTCCTTTGCTCTTTCGCGTTGCTGTCTTTTTATCGCGCTCTTGAGTTTACGCTTTCGTTTGGCAGTTGGTTTTTCATAAAATTCAAGTTCTCGAACTCTATCTTTCACACCTGCGTTCTCTACCTTTTTACGAAAGATTCGCATTGCTTTTTCAAAAGACATATTTTTAGTGTTTACACTAGGCATTTGTGTCTCCTACTCGGTGAAATGTCCAACCTCTCTTGCGAAGATAGTTAATTTGTGAACGAATAGAACTACCAGACCGATTCAATTGGCTGGCGATTATATTCATAGGTATTAAATTGTAGTTCTCTTTCAAATAGTTTCTTTCCTTATCTGTCCATTTCTTACTCATTTATATATTATACAAAATTTTGAAGCAAATGTCAAGAACTATTTTTAACAGAGTTGAAAAAATCTCTTGACTTTTGGTGTCAGGCGGTGTATAATATACTAATGGAGAATAATTATGACAGACATTGATTTCGCTTTCATTTTCATACTAGGAATATGCAGTTGGCTATCCTATCAGTATGGTAAAAAGGAAGGCATAGGAATTACACTAGATTATATGCGCGAGCAGGGCAAGATAGATTTCGAAGATTAGAAAAATAATTCTTGACATTCGGTGTAAAATTTAGTATAATATAGTAAATAGGTGAAATGGTTTTACCTATGTTTTAACGCGTCTATACCGAGAGGGTAGACAATTATTACCGCAAGGAATTAGGAGAAAAATTATGAGTATTGATTTAAGTAAATTTTGGCTTGGTTTGGATATGCCTAGCATGCCGTCTTACACGGACACAGGTTATCCAAGATATAATGTAATTGAAAGTAAAGGCAACTATCGTATTGAAGTCGCAGTGCCAGGCTGGAAGAAAGAAGAACTGGAGATTGTCGCCGATGGCGAGGAACTCCATATCGCAGGGAAAAAAGAGCAAAAACTAGAGGTGGACGAGAAGTTCGTTCATCAAGGGTTAAGTCTAAAGTCTTTTGATAGAAGGTTTATTCTCAATCCAGACTTACAAGTAGAGAAAGTTAATCTACAAGACGGGTTACTAACAATCGCTCTGTCTAGAACTCCCAATTTCAAGAGGAAAATCTTGGAGATTGATTAGTGAAATATGTTGAGTATGTTAGACAGGAAATATGTGGCGATGGAGAGTTATGTGACGCAGTAATGACTTTGTTATTACTTAGCTTCGTATGTAGTGTATTATACACATGCATCGGCTCTCTCATGTAAAACTGTCAAAAATTGTAAGTGCCTCCCTCATAAGAGGCACTTCTTATTAGGAGAAAGTATTGAATACAAGTATGGAGGGTTTAGCCCTCATTAAAAAATTTGAAGGGTGTGAATTAGAAGCATATCAATGTTCAGCAGGTGTCTGGACAATAGGCTATGGACACACAAAAGGAGTTGCACCAGGCGACTCAGTATCACAAGAAGAAGCAGAACAAATGTTAGTTGATGAACTACATGAGTATGAAAGTTATATCAATGAATATGTAACTGTGGCTCTTTCCCAAAACCAGTTTGATGCCCTAGTATCATGGGTATACAATCTCGGCCCAGCAAACCTAAAAGCGTCTACAATGCTAAAAGTTTTAAATTCAGGCGAGTACGAAGATGTACCAGCGCAAATGAAAAGATGGAACAAAGCAGGTGGAAAAATCTTAGAAGGACTTATTCGTAGACGAGAAGCAGAGGCTTGTCTTTATCAAGGCAAGGAATGGTTTGAAATTTAAAATATCAAAAGAGTTATTAATGTTAGCAGGGCAAGATGCAGCTAGAAGAGGAATGACTCTCGAAGAATACATAGAAGAATTTATAGGAAAATTAAATGAAGAAAAAGCTAAAGGAAATGTGGCTCTGGATAGTAAGTCTATTTCAGACGCGTTACAATCTAACAGTAAGTTATAATTCTACTTACGGAGATGCAGACGACCAAAGTTTTATAGTAGCAAAATTCTATGCAAAACAAGAAAAGTATTTAAAGTTTAAAACTCATGATGGAGAGATTGTAGAATTGAGAGGAGCTGAAGGACTAAATTATAGGATACAAGAATTATGAATCAATTTTTTATAGGAATTATTATAGTGCTAGGACTAGGTGGATATTGGTTATACCAAGAGAATGTCACACTAAAAGCAAACAATCTAGCATTAGAGGGAGCAGTCGCTACCCAACAAGAAGCATTAGAAACAATGACTAATGACTTTGCTTTACAAACCACACAACTAAACGAGATGACAATAAAAAGTCAGAACGCTCAAAGAGAGCTGAATAGATATTCAGAATTTATAAGAAACTACGAACTGAGTGCCAAAATAATGGGTGACCCAGTTGAAATGCAAAGGAAAATAAATAATGGAACAAAACACATTATGGAAGACATCGAGAAACTCAGCGTTGTTGTTGATGACCTTGATGATGGGCTCCAGCTGCAGCCTGATTCCAACTAAACAAATAGAAGTAGTAGCAAAACCAATGGAGAGGACGATAGTTCAACCTATCATGCCTCGTGAAA